CCTTTTACTTTGGATTTGTTTGAAAATAGAAAAGGGGCTTACGCCCCCTTAACTATTCTATCACGTTAGCACTCTTGCAAATTGCTAAAGAAAATATACTACAAACTCTTAAATCGGTCAGTCATCTTGACCGCAGTATTCAGTTGAGAAAGTTGTGCAACCGCATTTTTGTAAATCGGTGAAGATTTCACATCAATACCAAGTTTTTTACCATCAGCTTCAAATGAATCCAATTCTTTCTCAATAGCCGTTAAAAGACCTTCTGCTTCTGAATTAAGAACTCTTGATTGCTTCAAGAACTGCTCCATCTCTTTAGCATACTGAACCGACTTTTGGTAGGTACGTTGAGAATCTTGAGTCATAGCAACCAAAAAGTTAGCAGCGTCAAAAGCCGCCAAATCAACTTTGTTGATTGAACGTACCTCCTCGCCAATCTTGGCGATTTTAGAAAAAATTTGTTTGCTCATTTTATTTGTAAATATAAGGGGGCTTGCGCCCCCCTAATTCATTTACGAGTTTGAACCTACAACAATCGTGTCGTTAGCACCTGCAAGTCCTGCGAATGGATTGGCAGTAGTAGCACCTGCGATGAAGTTGGCAGGCATTGTCTCCTGTCCCTCCATTGTCAAAGTGTAGCCCGATAGGTCACCCATTGCTGCACCAGTTACAATCGTTCCACCCGTTACTTCAGCACCGTTGTTCATACCCATAAGGAATGCGTTGCCGTTGTAGTCTTGTACGATAACGTAAGGGCGGCCATAAGCAAGCAACTTCAATTCTTTGTTGTCCTCCTTTGTGAGTTTGGTCAACGTCAAATTCAAGGTCTGCGTGAAGAAGGTTGTGCCATTATCACGGCTTGAGTTAAAGGTTTGCTCAAAAGAGCTATTGCCTTTTACCAAGTATTGGTAAGCAGAAAAAGTACCACTGATGTTGGTTACCTCATCGTTGGTGAGGGTAATAGTACCCAAGTCACCATAATCTACAAAGTACACGGCACGGATGCCACCTACTACGTCTTTACAGGGTACTGCCCTGCCTTTTGTTAAATCACAAGCCATTGTTTCTTTGTTTTATTAGAATTAAAAAAGAGGGCGAGGACATAGCCCAAGCCCCCTCTTGATTTACATTAACTCGGATTAAGAGTAAAGGACTACGTCAGCTCCGATTCCGTACTGAACTCCTGCGAAGAAGCGAAGGATAACACGGATGTTGGCACTTCCGTCAAGGTCGGACATGTCAAGGACACGCACTTCGTTTCTCTCATCAGCCAAACCGCAGCCGAAAAATAGGTTTGAAGCTTCAGCAGCAACCATCTTGTTTGAAGGAAGACCGTTACACATTCCGATACGGATGCCATCAAAGTACAAGTCTCCGTTGCCGTACCACATTGTGCCTTGATTGTCAACACCATTTGCTCCAAGACCCGAAGTTCCGAATCCACCAAGAGCGCGGACATAAGCCTTTGCAACGTTCTGTGGAACATAGATAGTCAAGTCCTCTTTGCCGTAAAGGGCAGAAGGGATAGCATCTACAACTTTACCAAGCTCGGTGATTACGTTTGCAGCAGTTACGGTGGTAGCGGTTACGTCAATAACATCAGAGTCAGCAGTCATCAAAGAAAGGAATCCAGAGAACTCACCTGCACTTGCAGCGTTTCCGTTCCAAATGTTCTGCTCAATCTTTTGGGCAGTCTTTGAAGCAACGTGAGCGATAAGGAAGTCAGCGAAAGAAGTAGGGATGCTATCGTAAGCGGAGACTCCCATCTGACCACCAATCCAAGATGAGTAGTAGTCTTTCTTGCAAAGCTGCAAGTTTACCTGAAAAGGCTCAACGGCAAGTACGCGGTCAGTCAAAGTCAAGGTAGAAGTTGCATCAAAGTCGCAAGTACCATCTTTTACGATGTCGTTGGTGTTCACCTTCTGCAAGGTGGTTTTGTAGTTTACGTTTGGAAGAATCTCAATGAGTCCTTTGTCCAAAGTGTTAGCAGAAAGAAGCGCAGCAGAGATATACTTCTGCGCAAAAATACCTGCGTAGTTTGTAGTGATTGAAGTAGTTGTGGGCATTTTTGTTTATTATTTATTGATTCGTGCAAGGACTCGGTCAATCGTTTTTTGTGGGCGATTGGTACTCATCTTTTGGACTTGCTTTGTTTCGGGGTTGTGCTTGATGGCTTTCGCAGCAGGTGCGGCAGATAGTTCTGCTTTAACCGCAGCCATCTCCTCCTTCTTGGCGTAACCGCCCATCTCCTCACGCATTCCTTTCATCTCCTCACGCATCATTGCAATCTCCTCAAGAACTCTCTCAATGATTGCAACAACCGCAGGGGCTTCTTCTGCCATTGGCATATCAGCAAGTTCGGTAGCTGCTTCGGCCTCAACCTCAACTTCTACCTCTGCTTCAGCGGTGGCTTCTTTAATTTCAGCGATTACGCCTTCTTCGGTGATGACCAAAATACGGCCATCAGCAAGTAGGTGTTCGCCAACAGGAGCAGCAACTCGGTCATCGCCACTAATGACAAAGACTTCGTTACCTGCTTCAAATGATTCTGCCTCAAGAACGGCTCCGTTCTCAAGTGTCATTTGCTCAAACTTAACCTCGCGGATGGAGGACAGTTCAGCAAGGATGCGGTTAAGTATATTATTCGCTTTCATATCTAACTAATTAAAGGGGTTTTGATTATTTGTAACATTTTTAGAGGTCTTGCCATAGAGTATTTGTGGACTCCCATCGTGTGTTGATGGTCTGCCACTCCTCGCCAAGTATGACAACGCTTGTGCCTTGACCTACGAGTGAGCCGATCCCTTGCGCTGCAAGAGAGCCATCGCAGCAGGTGGACTTGTAGGTGTTGTCTTTGCATAAGCATCCACGATTGCCACCTCTCGGTGAAGCAACGGGGAGTTTCATTGGTCTATACATTCTTTAGGTCTTCTTTATGGTATAGGTATTCGCTATCTTCTGTATGCTCCGCGCCAGTCATCAGCCTGCCATCGGCATCTTTATGCGTGAGACCTGTGTAGAGTTTGCCGTCTGCGGTGTAATGGGGTACGCCTGCCGCAAGATCAATCTTGCCGAGTTCCTTGAGTTTAGACTCTGCCCACCTCTTGCCTGCAAGACCTCCCCATAGCAGGAACGATATTGTTCCGCAGGCTTCGTTGTTACCTTCATCGTAGTATTCTTCGGCTCTTGATAGGTAAGAGTACATCCGTGTGATGGTTTCTACACTCACAGGCTTGCCCTGTGCTAACTGCTGCGCCCTTACCTTACCAACGGGAGTAGCGCACTTGTTGCCGTTCTTCTCGTTTAGTTCAATACCACGCTTGGCGTTGTTCTTTACCGCATCGGGGTAGTCAGCAAACGACTCCATCTCGGTGCGTGTTCCCGACTTCTTGCGGCCATCTCTTTTTATGATTGCAACAATCTGCGCAAGCATCAACGCTGCTTCTTGCTCCTCTATCTGTGCCATCTCTTGCTTGGCAAGGTTTAGCTTGTCAACGAAGTACCCCTCAATAGAGAATCCTTTGACCTTCCCAGTCTTGACAAAGTTTGTCCAAATCTCTGGGTTGTTGACTTTCATAGATACCATCCACGTTCCAACAGGCAAATCAAAGCCGTACTTCTTGCTCTTGTCTTGTACGTCATCTTCTATTATCCATGACTCTACAACCGTAAGGCCGTTGATGCCTACCTCGTGTTCAAGGGTGGCGTTGTTCTGCTTGGACTTCTGAAAGAACATCTCGCTTGCTTTGCGGATGGTCGATTCGCTGAAGTAAACGTAGAACTCCTCTTGGCCTTCTGCTCGGTAGATGGGCTTGTTGGGTACGAGTGCTGCTCCCATAAGAATGCGCTTCTCATCGCTCTGCGTAGCAAACTCAACCCGTTGTGAGTTGAGCGCAATAAAGTCCTCCTCAATAGCAGGATATTCTACAAGGGAGATTGCATCAATGCCAGTTAGCAGCATCGTTTCATCTAGTATAAGTTCAATTAGTTTCATCATCCGAATGTTGCGGTTCTTACTCTTTGGCGTTGTAGTTGTTGTGAGGTCGTTACATCCTGCCCTACGACATAAGCACGGATGGGCTGCTGAAACTGACCTCCTATGCTCTGTGCAAGTTGGTTTAGGTTAGACTGCCCTACGATGTTAAACTGCGCAGGGGTTGAGGGCTGCGAGAGCGTGTTTGTTATGGCAGGGCTGCTGCCACCGCCACCCGATTCAGTAGGCACTTGCGTAGCGGTTATCTTTCGTGCGTTTGCAATACCCGTTGCGATGATTCCTGCTGCTCCTATGTAACCAAACATACCGCCCTGCGCGAGAGCCTTTGTAGCACCCGTATAGGTGTCAATGGCTACCTGCGCTAACGCTATGCCTTTACCGAGTAACGTATTCTCACCTACGAGTTGAGCAATTCCGTTTAGTGCGCCTTTGATAGCATCTAACTTTGCCTGCTGCAAGTTCTTCTCCAAAGCCAAACGCCCTGCTGCGTTCTCCGCTTCAAATAACTTTAGAGCATTCTCTGCCTCTGCTCTTGCTGCGGTTCCTGCTTTTGTAGCCGCTACCTCTTGCTCAAGCAATGCCTTCTTGCGGTTGAAGACATTTTGGGCTATCTCTATTTCTTTCTCGGCTCTTGCTACCGCATCATCTATGAGTTCAAGTTGAGCGTTCTGCTGAATCTCAAATATCTCTTGGTCGGTCTCACCGATGCTCTTGGTGATGTCTGCCTGCTCACGAAGAAGGGAGTTTTGGTTTGCCAAAGCCTC